AAAATGAATTCTGATGCCGAGATGGAGCCTAGCATGGACTCCGATTCAGTATCATCCGCCCCACCAGCACCTATGCCCCCTCCTCGCCCGCGCAGACAATCCGCCCCAACCCCAACCCCAACCGGTAGCGTGCGCGAAGGCCGAAATGAAAACATCGACGACGAAACCCGTGCAAGAGCTATGGCATCCGTTAATGGTATGAAAAAAGGCGGTATGACAAAGAAGTACGCCAAAGGCGGTTCAGTCTCTAGTGCATCCAGCCGAGCCGATGGCGCTGCACAACGCGGTAAAACACGTGGAACTATGAGGTAAATCATGCCAAAAGATAAAGTCTACACACAAGATATGGGGCCACCCCCCAAAGAACCCGATGACGCATCTGCGGGGCGCAAACTTAACCCTAAAGAACCCGGTATGCCTGAGCAACTTGGTCAAGATATTCGCGTGGACGGCAAACCTGTAAAACCCGTAAAGAAGATGGCAAAGGGTGGCTCCGCTTCCTCTCGCGCTGATGGCTGCGCCCAACGTGGTAAGACCAAAGGCACAATGGTGATGTGCGGCGGCGGGATGGCAAAATGATGGCGAGCCGTGGTATGGGGGCCATTAACCCCAAGAAAATGCCCGGCGCAAAAAAGAAACCGCGTCGGGATAACACCGACTTCACTCAGTATGCCGAAGGCGGAAAAGTAAATGCAGCGGGTAACTACACAAAGCCAGAGTTACGTAAGCGGATTTTGTCTCAAGTAAAAGCTGCGGCAACACAAGGAACAGGCGCAGGGCAGTGGTCAGCCAGAAAAAGTCAATTAGTGGCAAAAAAATATAAAGCCGCTGGCGGGGGCTACCGTGACTGAGCCAACAAAAACTTGTACAGACTGCGGCGAGACAAAGTTGTTGTCTGCGTTTCGTAGTCGCGGCGGTCAAATGGCACACTTGTACAAAAGCCACTGCAATACCTGCCTTTACAAGCGACACAAGGATTGGGCTGAAAACAATCAGCATCGGGTAGCTGAATACAGAGAAAGAGACCCGTGGACGTTAGCTAAACGGTGCGCCCGTCGTGGAATTACTCCGGAACAGCTTGTGGACAGGTATGAGCGGCAAGAAGGCTGCTGCGCTATTTGCAAAACTGAAGTTGCGTTGATAGAGAGCGCAATTGACCACAATCACGATACTGGAGAGTTTCGTGGCATATTGTGCAAACAATGCAATCGCGCACTGGGGATGTTTAAAGACAACCCCGTTATTTTGCGTAGCGCCGTAGAATACCTTGACGCTTTTGGGAGTTACGGTGATGGCACTTAAAGCGCCTCAACAATCCCTTAAAAATTGGGGCGATCAAAAATGGAGAACCAAAAGTGGTAAACGATCTTCTGACACAGGTGAAAGATATCTTCCTGAAAATGCAATCAAAGCTCTCAGCCCTTCTGAGTATGCTGCAACAACGCGTGCAAAACGTGCTGGCAAAAAAGCAGGGAAACAATTCGTAGCGCAACCAAAAACGGTAGCAAAGAAAACAGCGGGATTTAGAAAATGATTTCATTCATCCAAAAACAACTCGAAGCTTCTGAACGCATGTTTGAACTCATGCACAGGGATCACAAGCAGCGTATGGAACAAATTGTTATGTGGGCTGACATGAACGAAAGCCTGATGAAAAAGCTCGCCGAGCGGGATAAAGAAATCTCTGCTCTCAACGCAAAGCTGCGGGCATACGAAACAGCGGAGAAAATCTAAATGGCATACACCACCGGTACTACTGCTTTCAATATGGACTTCACGGAGATTGCCGAGGAAGCGTGGGAGCGTGCCGGTCGTGAAATGAGAACTGGTTATGATTTAAAAACCGCTCGGCGTTCGATGAACCTGATGACAATCGAGTGGGCAAATCGTGGCTTGAATATGTGGACAATCGAGCAGGGGGTCATTGATATAACTTCTGGATTGAATACTTATTCTTTGCCATTGGATACTATTGATTTGCTGGATCATGTAATTCGCACTGGCGCGGGGCAGCAATATAATCAATCGGATCTTACGTGTACCCGGATAAGTGTTTCTGATTACGCTACTATTCCTAACAAGTTATCGCCGGGCCGTCCATTGCAGGTATGGGTTCAAAGATTAAGCGGTAATACAAATCTGTACAGCGGAACACTATCTACTGCAATAACCACAACCTCCACTTCTATAACATTAAGCACTACGGACGGTTTGGCGGGGTCTGGGTATATTCAGTTAGGCGCTGGCGGTGAGTTTGTATACTACAACTATATAGATGGTAATACCTTGAGCAACTGTTTTCGGGGTCAAAACAACTCAACAGCCACCGCATACAGCGCAGGAACGGCAATTTATGTGCCGCAACTACCAGCTATTACTTTGTGGCCAACCCCAGATAACGCGCAAACCTACCAATTCGTTTACTACCGTATGCGCAGGGTTCAAGACGCTGGTAAAGGTACAACGATTGCCGACATGAATTTCCGTTTCCTGCCCTGCCTAGTAGCGGGTCTGGCCTACCATATTGCGATGAAAGTGCCCGAAATGCAGATCAGGCTGGAGATGTTGAAGGCTGCGTCGATGAGCAGTTCAATCTGGCCGCTGGTGAAGACCGAGAAAAAGCCGCCCTACGTTTTGTACCTAGACAGCAGTACATTGGCGGGAGCGTCACCTAATGGCTAATTTTGCAACAGGCCGCAAAGCTATTGCCGAATGTGATCGGTGTGGCATGCAGTTTCCGTTAAAAAAGCTGAAGACTGAAATTGTCAAGACAAAAAAGTATAATCTGAAGGTGTGCCCCGAGTGTTGGGATCCGGATCATCCTCAGTTGTTATTGGGCATGCAGCCAATCGTTGAGGCAATCGCTTTGAGGGAGCCAAGGATAGATACTACCTATATCACAGCCGGTGTTAACGCAGACGGCAATCCAACAGGTGGATCAAGGAACATTCAGTGGGGATGGTATCCTGTAGGTGGGTCAAGCAATTTCGACGCAGTATTAACTCAAAACTATTTGGTTTCTACTACGAATGTTGGTACAGTAACGATAACAGTGTCTTAAGGAGACGAACATGGCAAAAATGGAATCAGACAAAGCCGACATGGCTCAAGACAAAACCCTTATTAAAAAGGCGTTTAAACAACACGATATGCAAGAGCACAAGGGCGGTAAGGGCACTAAGCTCAAACTCAAAAGCGGCGGCTCTATCGGTGCAAAAATGAAATCTATGGGTCGCAATCTGGCTCGCGCTGCAAATCAACGCGGTTCTTCAAGGGGCGGATAATGGCTAAATACAGCAAGAAAATGATGGGCAAAGAAGTCGGCGATGCAGCTGTGTACGCTGAACCCCACACAATGACAGGTAAGAAAGTTAAAGTTGAGGAAATTCCCGGCAAACCTTCTGAACTTACAGGTACCAATCGCATGCGCATGAGTGTCGGCATGTACAACAATGGCCCAGTGGTACCTACAAAAACCGACGGCATTAAAATTCGTGGCACAGGAGCGGCGACCAAAGGCATGATGGCCAGAGGCCCGATGGCGTAATGACGTACACAGAGCTTGTCACCGCTATACAGCAGACTGCTGAAAACTCGTTTGATTACTCTACTAACCCGGAGATAATTAATAGGTTCATTAAGCAGACGGAGCAACGCATCTATAACACGGTGCAGATCTCCAACTTACGCAAAAACGTGACAGGTAACTTGACCGGGGGTAATGCTTATTTAAATTGCCCCACAGATTTTTTGTCTGTATATTCCTTGGCTATATACACCCCAAGCGCAACACCGGTTGACTACACTTACCTCTTAAATAAGGATGTGGATTTCATCCGTGAAGCATATGACAGCACCACAGGCAAACCGAAGCACTACGCCATTTTTGGCCCTCAAAGCACAAGTCCTCTGTATTTGACCTTTATTGTTGGGCCAACACCTGACACAAGCTATTCCGCTGAATTGCATTATTACTACTATCCCGAATCTATTGTTACCGCTGGGACTACTTGGCTTGGCCAAAACTTTGATTCCGCGTTGTTGAATGGATCTTTGGTTGAGGCTATTCGCTACATGAAAGGCGAGGCAGACATGATTCAGTTGTACAGCACTTTGTATATATCAGCTATTACCCTACTCAAGAATTTGGCAGATGGTAAACAACGCGCCGATACGCACCGCGACGGACAAGTAAGGACACAAGTCCAATGAGTATTGTTCAAACGCAAACTACGAGCTTTAAGGCGGAGCTGTATCAAGGCATCCACGACTTGACTACGGATGTTATAAAGATTGCCCTATATACAGCCTCCGCCGACTTAAATGCCAGCACAACAGCCTACTCCACTACCAACGAGGTAATAGCATCTGGATATACAGCAGGTGGGCAGACGATGACGGGTATCACAATAAATTCCGCCGACTATACCGCATATGTTGGATTTAACAATATTTCTTGGACTTCAGCATTGACAGCTAGGTGTGCTTTGATATATAACTCTAGTAAGTCAAACCGTGCGATTGCTGTGCTAGATTTTGGTTCAGACAAGTCAAGTTCCACCACATTTACAATAACAATGCCGCAAGCAACGGCAACGACAGCATTGATTCGTAGTTCAAACTGAGGTAAACATGTTAGTAAACACAACGTATGGCGAAATGGACGAAAACCTTCTGGAGAAGAAAGAAGGCGGATTCGAAGACGACAACGAAAAAACCACTTGGGTAGAGTATTGGTTGGATAATGAACTTGTTCACCGCTCTGCCCATGTCACTTTAAAAGCACCGCTAGAAGCAGTCGGTGAAATTCAGGAGTTTTAATCATGGCAAATACACAATCGGTATGCACATCATTTTTAGCTGAGGTTATGCAGGGTTACCATCAGTTTGGTCAGCCTAGTTTGACTTCTCGCACCAGCTTAACATCGCCCACCAACGATACCTTTAAGTTGGCTTTGTTTTTTAGCTCGGCTACTTTAAACGCATCTACCACTGCGTATTCATCAACAAACGAAGTAACAAACACTTCCGGCTCTGGATACACTGCTGGCGGCTACACCTTGACAAACGCCAACACACCAGCTTCAACAAATACCAGCACAACCGCTGGCACCGGCTATTGGACTCCCTCGGCATCCGCGTCTTGGACTTCTTTGACGGTTGGTACGGCCTTTAACTGCGCATTGATGTATAACTCGACCCAAGGTAACCGCGCCGTTGCAGTTTATACATTTGCTGACCAGACAATTACAGCCGGTACGTTCACTTTGACCATGCCCACTAACGCAGCCGCTACCGCCCTTTTGCGTTTGGCTACAACTTAATGCTATGAGTCATGGCAGAACCAAATCAAAATTTGGAGCGAATCACCGTTGGCTATAAATTTGTGTATAACGGGATTACATTTTTTTATTACTCTGGTAATAAAGGGCAAGGGCTGCCAAAACATGTGCATCCATTTTCTCATTTGACATTCGTTGCTTCCGGAAAAACTTGTATTCGCAAAGAAAATGTGTATAGGGAACTTTTGCCCGGGGATCATCCGCTTAATTTAAAAGAACTTGAATGGCATGAAATAGAAATCCTTGAAGACAATACGGTTTTTATTAACGTAAGTGGAGGACAAGATGCCTAATTATATTATTTTTGATGCCGAAGGCAAATATTCCAACTCTATTGTGTGCGAAGAATGGGACGTCCCTCCTGACGGGTGCACAAAACAATTAATACCTGAGTACCACTATTGGGATTTAGAAAAACAAGAATTTATTAAATATCCAAATGCCCCCATAACAATAGAGAACATATAATATGGCTGGTAATACTTATTATTTTAGCAGTGGTACATCTTGGGTTGTGCCCCCGGGAGTTACTAGCATACAAGTGGAATGTTTTGGGTCTACCCCGGGGGCAACAACTAATTCAACCGAGTACACGTCCGTTCTGCCCACAACAGCTTATAACGGCGGTTCATACTCAAAAAGTAATACTATAGCAGTTACTGCCGGAAATAGGGTTTATTTTAACGTTGGATTCAATGGTGGTGATACTTGGTTTAACACAACAAGCACAGCGCCTACCTCATCTTCCTCTACTTCTTCTGCTTGTTTAGCCGTGGGTGGCAATACTGCTTCTGCGTCTCAAATAGCCGCAAATTGTGGAAATGTCAAATATGCTGGAGGTAGTGGTGTAGATACTTCTGGATATGCTACCGCTACCGCAACGGCTCAGGGAGGTCAAGCTGGGCCAAACGGCTCCGGCGCTGATGTTGGTGTTCCTTACACTAATACTACGATTTCCTCGTCTGGGTATGGGCCATATCTATTTTTGCAAGGCGGCGGAGCTAACGGCGGATCTCAAGGTAGTTTGGGTGTACCGGGTTATGGCAGAAGCGGGTCTGGCACTGCCGGAATGGGTGGTTACACTAATGGCATTACTATTTATGGACAAAGTATTACCAGCAGGGGCACTCAAGATGTTTTAGGTACTTATCAATTTAATCAATTTAGTACGGTTAATGCTGGTACTGGTGCTGGTACTAATTATGGAGTAGTATCTGGCGGCAGAGCTACTGCCTTTTTTATATCCGATTGTGGTTGTGGTTATAATTACTACCAAAATTTTACATTAGAACAAATATCTGGTTTTGTAGTAATAACAGTATTAGATAATATTAAATCTATTGTTTATAATTCCTTCACTAATGCAGAGTCTTCTTTTGTTTTACCGTCTGATTTTGGTTCGCTTATATCGATGGAAGCAATAGGTGGTGGTGGCAGCGGTGACTCGGGGGGTAGCGGCCCGTTTTCTAATGGTGGTGGTGGTGGTGGAGCATATGCAAAAACCCTCGGATCTTCCGTTACGGCCTCTATGGTTGCGGGGTCAACAGTTGTTTATTTTGGCGTTAGCGTTTTCGGCGCTGGTACTTATATAAACATAGGAACGAGTGGGGCCCCTACTTCAGTTACTACTGGTGTGCTAGCTAAAGAGGGTAGTAGGGCCGGAAGTGTTAGTTCTGGTGTTGGTGGTCTTGGAGGTGCTACTGCATCTAGCATTGGGGATACAAAATACGCTGGCGGTAACGGAGGCAACGGTAATTTAACTACTGCTAATAGACCTACTGGTGGTGGGGGTGGCGCGGCGGGCCCTTCAGGCGCGGGAGCTAATGGTAGTTCTGCATTTGGCACAGCAACGGGTGGTGCCGGAGGTGGAGGTGCGGCTAATGGGGGTGGCGCGGCGGGGGCAAGTACAAGTACAGCTGGGGGTACTGGTGGTGCCGCTACAGGGGGTAATAACGCTACTGCGGCTTCTAGTTCACAAATTGCAGGGAATGGTATATTGGGTGGTGGCGGAGGTGGAGGTTTTTCTAACACAAAAGGTGGAGGTACAGGCAGTGATTATTATAACGGAGTAATTAATGCTTACGGTGGCGGTGGTGGAAATGGTGGATACACCTCTTATGGTGGAAATGGTGGTGGAGGTTACTCATCATCTGGTCGGGGTATAATTGCTTTTACTTATACGGTTAGTAACGCTAAAACTGCAGCACTTACAGGATCAGCCTCATCTGTTTCTGGCGGTACATTATCACCCTCACAGACATTAAATCAAACGCTATCCGGTAGATCCGCAACTGCATCAACAGGCACGTTAACAAATTCGCAAGCGCTCACACAAGCACTATCTGGTTCCTTTGCGTTAGCCTCAGCGGGAATTCTTGAAACTTCTACCGACCAAATAGTGGGTTTAAATTCCGCATCCGCCGCCGCTTATGGTGGTACACTAACAAACTCACAAATAGCTGTGCGAGCTTTAACCGGTGTTTCTGCTAGTGGTCAAACATCTTCATTCCCAATATTTTTAGAGTTAGTTGGCGCACAAGCTGCCGCAAGCACTGGAACATTAAACTATATAAACACAGGATGGCAATTGATAAACACGGGTGGAACAGTACTTTGGACTGATATAGACACGCAACAAACATAAACACAGCAGACAGGAAAAAACATGTCAACCTCATACACCTCGCTTCTTGGCCTCGCCCTTCCAGTCACCAACGAAAACGTCAACACTTGGGGTGATTTGGTAAACAATTCCGTTACCTCTTTACTGGATACGGCAATTGCGGGTACAACAACTCTTAGCAGTGACGCCGACGTCACTCTTACAACTTCAACAGGTACTTCCAATCAAGCGCGTCAAGCCATTATTTTATGGACGGCAAACGGTACAGTAACAAGAACAATCACTGCCCCCGCTACTTCAAAACTATACGTTGTAGTTAATAAAACAGGTAGCACACAAAGCATCCAATTTAAAGCAAGTGGAAGTTCATCCCCCGTCACCATTGCTGCAGGGGGTAAAGCTTTTTTAGTGTTTAATGGAACCGACTTTGTATCTGTAAGCCCCACTACTTTTTCTAACTTGATTTTGGATGCGGGTACAACTGCAACTGCGCCTATAAAACTTACATCCGGAACAAATTTAACTACAGCAGTTGCCGGGGCTTTTGAATTTAATGGGTCTAATTATTTTCAAACTATTGATACTACATCTGGGCGCGGAGTAGCTTCCATCTCTCAATTTATTTATCTAGGATCTAATAGCACAGGCATTACTACTCTATACCCCGTTTTTCCATCTAGCACACTTAGTTTAGTTAGCGGTGCTTTATATGAATACGAAGCCGAAGTTTATTTGTATAAAAGCAGTAGTAGTGGTACGTTGACTTGGGCTTTTTATTATTCCGTTTCTCCCGGATTTTTGCATGCGTATTATATCGGGCAACAAACTAGCGGTATACCTACTGTAGGAAGCGCAACCTCTGCAGGCGTCGTAAACTCTACCGGTACAACGATTGCTCTACCAACCACAGGGAGCTTAACCGCTTCAACATACAATCATTACAGAATAAAAGCGTTAATGTCAATTTCTTCGGCGGCTACTATGAATTTACAAGTATCTTGTAGTTCAGGCACTTTGGATATTATTGCTGGAAGTTACGCAAAAATTACTCGTTTGCCGACATCTTCTGTTGGTACCTTCTCATAAGGGGTAAAAAATTGATCCTCTTACCCTCCTTGCCGCTGCTTCAACCGCTGTTGGATACATTAAAAAAGGCTGTGCTCTTTATAAAGAATATAAGGCAGTCGGTAAGGAAGCGCACGACGTCATTTCTGATATCAGCAAAAACTTGGGTAACTTCTTCACGGCCCATGAGGATTTGCAAGTTGGTATTAGAGAAGATCAAAAGAAAGCTAAAACAGTTGACAAAACAACTATTAAAAAACCTCAATCGCTTAATCAACAAGCTTTGGACAGAGTTCTCGCCCAGCGCCGTATGGAACAAATGGAAGTTGAACTACGAGAAACTCTTATCTATCATTCGCCACCTGAGCTCGGTGCTGTATATACAGACTTCCTTGCTATGCGAAAAGTTATTCAAGATGAGCAAGAACAAGCTAGAGCAGAGCAAGACGAAATTGAAAGACAGCGGGAATGGAAAAGACGTCAGCTAATCGACAGCCTGCAGGACAAAGCGCTTTACATAGCGGCGGTTTTTTTCGTCGTAGTGTATATGATGGTGTTCGCTTACGTTCTAGTTCTGGACAGACAGACACGTTGGGGTTTTTAGTCACTTTGGTTGTTTTGGCGGCACTGTTCACTGTGATTCTGCCGGTCACCGCATTCATGTATTTAGATATTTTGACAGCCAAAAGGGATGTTGAAGTAATGATTCGTCGGGCTGAAAAGTGTTCGGCAAAATGTGAAAAGGATGAAAAATGATACCAATCATAGCCTCTCTCTTAGGAACCCTAGCTCAAAATGGTTTGGGTCTTTTGTCTTCCGCTATTCAAGCTAAGGGTAAGGAAGTTGTTGAAAACACACTCGGCGTAAAGATTGCCGACAACCCATCTCCAGAGGAAGTCTCCAAGTTGCGTGAATTGCAGTTTGAACACGAAGAGCGCCTATTGGAGTTGGGTATTGAAAAGGCCAAAATGGAGTTGGCCGAGATGGAATTGTTTGCCAAAGCCGCCCAGAATGAAGACAACAATGTCTCAAATCGCTGGACTGCCGATATGTCGTCGGACTCTTGGCTGTCTAAAAACATCCGCCCTTTGTCCCTGATTGCAATTTTTGTAGGGTATTTCCTCTTTGCAATGATGTCGGCGTTTGATTACAACGCCCGTGAGTCTTATGTCACCTTGCTTGGACAGTGGGGTCAGCTTATAATGGGCGCGTACTTTGGTGGACGTACCATCGAAAAATTGGCGGAATTAAGGAGCAAAAAATGAGCCTTAGTCAAGAGCAAGCCGCGTTCCTGTTGGACATGTGCAAACTAATTCAATACGCCACCGACCAAGGTTTTATGGTAACTGGTGGTGAACTAGCTCGTACGCCAGAACAACAGGCTATCTACTTTAAGACAGGCCGTTCCAA